CCGTCAGCAATATCTACCACCGAACCTGTGTTCGATAATACTAATGATACGCTGAGAGTAGGAGCATCACTATCTAGTACAAAAATAGCGTCACCAACATTCAACATGCTAGCAGCGTCATTAAAGTAACCAGAAGCGCGAACCGCTGTCATGGCGTCAGTTGAGTCATAGAACCAAAGGCTATGACCACCACCACCTGCCATGCGAGTTAAACCAGATGCAGAAAAAGCCATTTATAAATCCTTTCTTAGTTATTATCTAGAACTTCATAAACACCATTGTCGTCAATAACGACAGCACCCATTGACATCATTGATGTAAATAGATGTGAGACTTTCTCAGGCACATAGTTAATTTCAGTTTGAACGTCTGAGTTCATACCCAAGCCTACGGCTCTCATATGATACGCAAAGTTCTTACCACCTGATACAGCAGATGTTGAGAATATCTTAAAGCCCAAGAACTCTTTCATTGTCATGCCACCTGCAAACGGTAAGTTTTGCGGTCCAACAAAGTCGGATGATGCAAACTCAGTAATGTTAAACAAGTCAGCAAAACCTGCGGAGTTCATAGCAAGATAACGCTGTCCATCTTCTGGAATGTCAGCAGCACCAAATGTTTCAAACAATGTTAGCAAATCTGCTTTTCCAAGAGCAGAGTTAGTATCATGTATTTGAGTTGAGTTAGCACCTGCATCCATAGCAGTTGTAATAATCTCGTCAGTCTTACGACCCAAAGCAGCAGCAGCAGACTCTGCAATAGCTTGACGCTCGTTAATATTAGTTTTTAACTCGTCAAGTTTATCGACATATTCCGCAGCATAGAAGTCTGACATTGTTACTTCCACATTAGTGTGGACTAGTTCCATTGGAGACACGTTGCCGTTACGAGATTTAGTAGATGCTGAACCAGCACCAATTTTTTGAAATCGTGCAACATTACCAGTTACGTTTGTTGTACGAGTTGTATTACGCAGTTTTGAACCCATGCGTTGATAAGCAAGATGCACATCGGTTTCAAACTGCTTAATAAAGGCTTCAGTAATTGTATTAGCCATTTTTACAGTCCTTATTAAAGTTACATTTGCATCTTGGGTATCTGATCCGCTACTTCATTGAAGGTATCCTTTCGGGCTTCTCAGTGCATCACAGGCCTTGATGATAGAGCATAAACATTTTTTCTATTCGGATTGCAACGCACAAAATGCACAAAAGTTTTATTTTCTTCAGTATCTTCAATTTGCTCAATATTAAAACCAAGCCATGCTAACCACTGAATAATTCCTTTGTTTCTTACCCAAGTGTTTACATGAAGTTGGTAATAATGAGTGTGATAAAACTCTATAAGATCAGGCGATACTCTATAAAATTTAGTTCTGTTTTCTTTAAAATGATTAGTAAACAGTGACCATAGCAAACCATTTTGAGCATCAATACCCTGCAATCCCATTAATGCCATAGGTTTATTTTTATAGTTTACCACAAAGATGTCAGGTTGATCTACCGCAGAAAGCAAGGCTTCAAAAATATCTTGTTCATATAGATCAGAAAATTCTGTTTTATTTTCTTCACACATGTCATCAAACACAGGAAGAAGGTCTTTACGAGAAAAAGGGGCAATTGTTATGCCCCTTGATTTAAATAATATGTTATCCATTATACAGTTTTTTATAACCGTCATCTACCTGTTTAACATAGTTTCTATCGCGCTTAGCAGGATTCCAATACCTTTCATCACGCATCATTTCTTCCAGATCAGCTTGTGAAGTTGTTGCCGCAGGGTTAGAAGGCGAGTCTACGGATGGGTCTTTTAGTTTTTCCATCATCATTTCCAATGCTATAATACCTTCATGCTTTTGGCATAGAAGTTCAATTGCAGGTAATATTTCTTCTGGGAAGAATTGTTCTGCCCAAACAGACGCAGCTTCAATCCTAGCATCAGAATTATCTCCTAATGCTTTAGCTTCAGCTTCTATATCTACTTGTTCTGGACCTGCATATTGAGCAAACTTTTCTATACCTTCTTTAAATTTTTCTTGAGAAAAACCGTTTTCATATGAATGATCTGCCCACCATTGCAGCAACTCATTATCAAAACCTTCTTCACTATTTACAATTTCTGGTAATTCATAATCACCTGATGAATTTGGTCGATCACCAAAACGTTCTTGAATTAGTTCTTCTTTCACTTGTTCTTTAAGAACTTCTTCTTTTTCACCAAGTTTAGACTCTAAAGATTTATATGCTTTACCAAGTTCAGCAGGATCATTAAACTTTTCTGGTAGCCACTCAGGTCGTTCAGTAGCTACTTCTTCAGTTGTTTCAATTACTTCAGCTTCTTGTTCCATCAGATTTTACCTTATGTGCATGATTAATACGAGATTCAATTAAACCAACAAGATAACGCTGCCCTTCTAAATGACGCAGTTCTTCTGTAGAAACATTTGGCCCATTAACCATTTCAATAGTTACTGAGCGTAAATACTTTAATACAGCTTGTCCTGTTGGCGTACTAAATATTTCAGCGACATTGAGACTAATCTCTTTGTCTTTCTGTTGTGGGCGATGTATTCCATCAATTCCCACGTTTACTTTTGTACTCAAGCGTTACTCCATTGGTTGCTCTGCGGCAGGTGCAGCAGCTTGAGCTTGCTGCATTTGCTGCATCATTGCAACTATTTGTTTACGCTCTTGTTCATCTCGGATCAAGGTATCTGGTACACCAAATTTTTTAGCAAGGTAAATTGCTGTTTCTTCAGAGTTTATAAGTAACTGCATAGCTTCTGGACCAAAGGCTGCATTAGTTAATTCTAAGAATCGTGATACTGAAGATATATCTTGGTTAGCTTGCGCTTGTGCTAATGGTGATGATGAACGTATTTTAATTTCTCTACCATTAACGGTTGGTACTTCAATGCGCCCCTGTTTCTTTAGAATGTAAATAACACGCTGCAATACTGGCTGCACAAGTTCTGCTTGCAGTCTTCCAAATGCTGATCCTATCCTACGTGACAAATCTGCCATACGTTCAGCTACCTCAGTAGCAGATGCAGGAGTTTTATCTGGATTTCCTAGCATATCATTGTATAATGCGCGTTTTATATTCTGACGCATATCTGACAAAACAAGTTGTGCAACGTCAAATCTTCCTGCTGCTTGAATAGGTTGTAGACCAGTAGACCCCATTGCTTTAGGTATTATAGTTCCTGGAACGAGATTTATTGTATCAGGGTTTATAACACCATCATCTTCTATCTGGTATATTCCTGAGATAGACATTTGAGCATTTTCAAGAATTAGTTCTATTGTAAGGTTTGTTGTTTTTATTGCAGACAATGCATTGATTAGTGGACCTCGACCGTAAACTTCCCCTGCACACTTAGACCATCTAAAACAAATAAAAGGATTAGAACCAACGCCTTCCATCTTGTATGACATAATCAAAGTCTTTGTTGTCATACATATTGCGTAATATAAATGTGCTTCGACATTAGGTCGTGAGTAATCTTTGCAAACAATCTCAAGTATTGTTGTTTTAAGATCACCAGAGTTTTGAACCATGTTTGCCAAATCCCCAGTAAGTTTTGCTTGAGGATAAAGTATTTGTATCTGATCAAAGCGTATACCTTTACGCTCTCGAAACACATGGTCTATTCGATCATCAGGTCCAGTATCTAAAATAACATGGGGTAGTGGAATTGCAGAGAAACGCACAGGAGATAATGCGTCACCTTCTTCACAAACCAAAACCCCAGTTCCTACTGCTAAGTCCATAAATGATTCATGAACCTCTTGTGCAAAGTTTGAGTTTTGCAGAACTTCAAACACATATTCTGTTACTTCATCTAGATCATTATCAACAGAATCTTTTTGGGCATCAGGTATTTCTGAACCTGCCATGAGGTCAGCCCATCTTGCAAAGTTAGGAACTAATCCAGATTGTAATCGAGATGCAAACTCTTGAACACCAACAACTGCGGTTTCATCAAATATCTTATCATCTCTACGCTCACCAATACTTTCGTAATAGAAAGATTCCCTTTGCGGCAAAGCATACTCATAACATTCTTCAAACAAAGAAACAAAGTTTTCACGCTTTGCTTTAGCGGATTGATACCGCTTTAGATATTGTTTCGCAACGGGATCATTTATCATTAGCCAAACCTACTATAGTAACCTGCGCCACCACCTGCGCCAGTAAATAAACTTCTTCTTTGAGAAGTTCCAGTGCGCCTAATTCTTTTCTTTAGACTTGATGCAAGTAAATCTTCTTCTTGCCCTTTGGCTTCAAGCTCTCTTTGCCTAGCTTCTTCCGCTTCTTTCTTTGCTAATGCTTCTTCTTTAGCTTTTTGTTCAGCAAGTATTTGAGCCTGACGTTCTTGTTGCGCTCTTATTTGATCCATCATTGCAGCCGAACTTGCTTGGGCAGCAGCCGTTTGTTCTTGTTGCAATTGCAGCATTTTTTCAGTTTGGGCTTGTTGTTGAGCAAACGCTCTTTTCTGAGCTTTGATCTGTTTAACGCCTAGAATCCCACTTATTAAGGTCGGGAGCACCACATTCCAACACATTACAATCTCCTTTTTTTTAAGCTATAAACAAATAAAATTATAAAATGCAACGCACAATTACATTCTAGCCCAAAGTCCTTGTCTTCTTTCTTGAGGCTTTCGCTTAGAAAACACATCAAAGTTTCTACTTGCAACAACAGGTCTTGCTGCTTTTTGAGTATTTAAAAGAGCACGACCTTCTCCTGCACCTAGCATCATATATTGCAACGCATCATGAATATGCGAGTACATATTTTTATCAGGTTTGTCTGCATATCTTTCGCCAGATACTTCCATACGCTTGTATTGATAGCCACCTTCAAAGCCTTTGATTAACTGTTGGCAACGTCTGTCAATTAAAAAGGCAGGTTTACCTTCAACCATTTTATTCAGTTGGGAGGAGACTGATTCAAGCCGAAGGTCAACAGAGTTGGAGGGCGCAGGATACGCTCTCAAACCTGCCCCACGCAGAATGTGGAAAGGTGTGGATTCATCAGTCTGCGCTCTAAAATCACCTGCGGGATCGCCATAGATATAAACATCAGAGCATTGAGAAAAACGTGTAGCTATTTCTTCTCTTAATACTTCTGCAAATCTTACAATCCCCATATCAAAAGCAACGATCTCTGATTGTATTAACCATCGACCTCTTACTTTTTGACCAAGAGTTGCGGCAGGTGTAAGTCCAAAGTCTAACCCAACATACAACGGAGCATTAGCAGCAACAGGTATTTCTTCTTTTGCTATATGAACATCAGGCGCAAACATTTGATATATAGGTTTCCCTTCTTGGATAGACCCTAATCTATTCATAACATAGACATCAATCCAACTTTTTGTCTTACCTCTAATTAAATTACTATAGTAGTTATCAAGCATATGTTTTTGATTCTCAGCTTCTTTGTTTGGCTGATAATCTTTTATTTCACCATCATCATTACGAACCTCAATCATTCCTGACGATTGTGTAAAGAACTGCCAGTTATCAGGTTTAACCAACATCTTAGCCTGTTCTCTTGGAATATGATCAGGCACTGGCACTTCACCCGACATAATAGGCCACCAATGATCTTCTTCTGGTGCGTTGGTATCTGCAATAACACCTGTCCAACTTGGACCACCATCACGCATAGAAGGGTATCGTCCAACCCTCATAGTGCAAGCATCAATAATACTTTTGGGTATCTCCCTTGCCTCATTGATCCAGACACCAGTAAGTTCGAGGGACAATAACTTTTTTACATCTTCTGGACGGTCAAGGGCAAGGAAGATAACTTCAAGGTCTAGGTCACCTTTTTTAATGTGGTGGGTGTACGGCACTGACCAGATGAACTTTCCCCACTGTTCTTCTGGAAACCAGTCAAGCCATGTTTTAATAGTTGTAGTTCGTAGCTGTGGGTTTGTGTTCCGTATAATAGCCCATCGAGACTTTCGTTTTCCGTCAGGTGATTTGTTTTGTTCGAGCGACCTACGAAATACTTCAACACAACATCCAACACTTTTGCCACTCCCTACTGGCCCACGAATCCCACGAAAGAAAGTATTGTTCTTCATAAAAGATTTTAGAACATTACCGTCAGGTTTATATTTAAAGGTAGTCATCTAAGACCTTTATCTACCAACACCTTCATAGATTTTTCCACAACCTCGGGTCCGTACCAATCAATGATCTGATCAACCATCGCATTAGTAACAAAAGATGCACCATGCTTTTCTGGAAAATATTTAAAATGAACTTTTCTTACCGCCTCTCTCAAAGCGTTTAAGTCTTCTTGCTTTAGTGTATTAACAAAACTCATTTTTTCTTTTTGGCCTTTGGCTGAGAATAGGCCTCATTAATATCGGGAGTAGAAGGATCGTCACCTTGTAACTGTCCGTTGGAGCTTCTCGCACGTTCGGGTTCAGACCCCTCTACTAACCTGCGAGACTCAGGAGTTCTTGTCTTACCAGTATAAGTTGTTCCTGCTAGAACGTGAGTTTCGCCTGTCCACAATTCACCAGTTGTTAAGTACCAAGCCATTAGCTTTCTGTCCTTTTTAATAAAGTCTTTTTCTTTTTCTTCTTTTTATAAGCCTCCGCTTCTTTCATTCCTTTTTGTGTATAAGCAAATTTTTTTCCCATTACATTAGGCATTTCTATATCTCCTTACCTTGTTAGCAATCTTTTTCGGTTGAGCCACAAACTGTTTACCTGCCGCCTTACCCTTTCGTTTGGCTCTGGTTGTAGCGCGATACTCAGCATCACTAAGAGCAGCGATAGCCGCAGAAGGAAGGTAGCGTTCACCAGTTTCACTAGACTTCTTTCCAGACTTTGTTCTCCACTTTTGTTTACCCCAATTAAGCAAAGAACGTTGCGGTGCTCTCATGAAGTATAACCTCCACCACGCTTCTTGTATTCTTTAGCAAGCAACTGAGCCTTTCGAGCAGACCACTGACCTGCCGCAGTACCTTGAACAGCTTGCGCTTTAATCCTACGAAACAAAGTAGCCCTCATCTTGGGCTTGGTATAATTACCTGCTGCATTAACCGCCATTACGTTGTCTGCCTTTCTTTAGCTGCCTGATACCTCTTTAACAAAGAACGACCCATAGCCGCAGCCCTTGCTTTGTTTCTTGGCGCACCCCACGCACTCAGACTTAATGCTAATCGTGTAGGCCGACCCTTCTCATCCTTCATCGGACCTTTAGCTCCACTCATCCGTACAAGGAATGAACCCTTCCTACGCATCTGCGCTAAAGTCTTAGGCTTCCCCTTAACAGGGGCTTTTAAAGTACCGCCCTTGTAACTGGCTCTACCTTTTTCGTTTAACCCACCTTCGGGGTTTTGACCTTCTTTACGAGTCCATGCAGGTGATGACATCTAATAACCTCATTCAATAAATCCCTAATAACATATTTTAACCATTTTACAAAAAAAATATTTTTAGAAAAAAATGCGAGGAGGAGAGAAGTAACCGTAACTAGTGTCTAAGTTTTTGACCCCCCCACTGCTATCCGAGGTCTATACTAACTTTTATGTCTCCAGCAACTTGTACCTGAGAACGATCTATCGGCTTAAACCCTGCTCGATC